CATTAAATACTAAGTTCCTGAGAATAGTCGTTTCAATTCGTTCCATCATTTATAATGCAAATAGGCACTCATAACATATTTTGGTCCACTTAATGGTGGGTTGCCTTTGTGAGGAAACATCCAAAGTGGTGGGAACACCAATAATGTCCCCCTTTTAGGTTGCACAAACAAGTCTTTAAAGATAGTTTCTCCACCAGTTTCAACATCGTTCAGATACCACATAAAAGATAAAAATCTTCTTGCTGATGCATAATCAATTACATCAACATGAGTATCAAAACGATCTTCTCCTCCAGGATTATACTTCTTTATACGAAATTGTTCAAGTGCATGTTCTTGAGGAAAAACTCTTTGATCTACAAATTCATAATATTGATCACGATACTCAAAAACTTTTTTAATAATGTGACTATGAACTTGATTAACTTCTGGGGCAAGTTCTCTGTTCTCAGTTAAATTAAATTGAGTAAAGTTTGGTTTTCCCTCATTATCATGACGTTCATGTTTATCTGGAACTTGTTCGAAAAGTGAAATTAAAAAATCACAAATATCAGACTCTAAAGCATTCTCATGAATGTGAATAAAGTCATTAAGTTCAACCATAACTGAATTCTTCTTTAGCAATCACATCAAGTTTTTGCATTACTTCTTCAGTAAAGTACTGATTAGGATTCTTCAAAATTTCTTTTGCATAAATTTTCTTACCATCCATCTCATAACGTCCCGCAACATTCTTCCAGAGTCCGCCGAGTTCCCCGAGTTCCAGAAGACCATAATACCGATCAAGACCACGCTCATCATAAAATAGACGGATTTCAACTTGCTGATTCTCCTTACTCAAACGTGACTTAGCAGTCTTTGCCTTGATAATATTTCCAATGACTTCTTTTCCATCTTTTTCTTTTGATTTGCTAAGATAGATGATAGTAGAAGCGGCATACTTAAGACCACTACCACCACCCATCTCCTTAGTAGGAACGTAAGCACCAATAACATCATAGGTGTGGTTAGTAACAATCATTGGAATATTTGCCTGCCCCAATTTGAGAGTGAGCATACGAAAAGCACCTTTGACCAGTTGAGATTTGGTCATGTCACGAACTTGTTTGTCGTTTAGTGCGTCAGTAATTTCTTTCTCAGTTGAAAGCATACCCAGAGAGTCTAACACAAACATACATGGCTTGCGTTCTCCTTCAGGTTTTTTTAAGTAAATGTCTACTGCCTTGAGAGCCTTTCCACGGAACTCTTCTACGGTGACAACATTAACCACGACAAGACGTGATGTGTCGATGCCGCGTGATTCCAAGAGGGATTTTGTAATGGCAGCCTCAGTATCAAAGTAGAGACAATAACCATCGGGGTGAGTATCAAGAAAATTCTTAACCACAGCGAGAGAAAAGAAAGTCTTTCCAGTAGAAGACTCTCCAGCAATAGCAGTAATCTTATTCCCAGATACACCACCAAATATACTACCTGAAACCAGTGCATTAAAAATGTACGAACCCGTGTCCACATAAGTTTCGGTCTCATCAATATCTGAAGCAAGTTTGGTATATTCACCACCAACTTCTTTTACAATTTCTTTAAGAAAGTCCATCTTTTTTCTCCTTATTCAAATTATTCATTTTATGTGTCCAAAGTTTGGCATAAAGGTCTGGATGAGGACCCTTTAGAGTACCAATAATAATTTCTAACTCTTTTTCAGTTATAGGAAGTCGTATCATGCCACCAATCCGTATTCCTCACGGAGTATTTTTTTATAAGGCAAACCTTGTTCCCTGAGTTCTTTTACCAGTTTGAGTTTTTGAAACAATGCAGTATCTCCACCTAGAGCCATTGCATTCACAATTGTATTCAGTTCTTGATCGTTGATAGGTAGATCCATTAGGTAAAAAATAGTTCAAGGTTTACAGTTTTTTCGACATTCCATCCAATCGCATCCAAAATAGATTTGAGTGGATCTACAAAACTCTTTTCAAATTGTAAATCATAATCGATGTATTTGTCAAGAGCAAGTTCCTTTGGAAAATCTTGGATAAATGAGATTACATTTTCTTGAATTGTATTTGGTTTTTTCAAAAAGATAAACTTAACTTTTTCACCGTTACTAATCAATGAATACTTATTGGTCAGTTTCTTTTCTTTTATATAATGATTAAACAAAAGTGCTCCACGAATATGAATAGGAGTTTTTGGAGCATAAATGTTTGATGATGAATGATACTTACGGACATCAGAAGCAGTTCTTGGAAATGCAATTTCTTCTGGTGGAAGAGATTTGAATTCAGTACGACATTTATCAATGAACTCGATTACATCTTCTTCAGTCCCATTCATCATCAACTTGAGACCATCCTTAATCATCTTGCGACAAGGAGCAGGAGTTGATGACTTGACTGCCTCAATACCCATCATCTTGAGTTTTGGTTCTTCATAACGAACACCTTCACTGTCCCAAACATTCAGAATATATCGTTTTTTGGCAGTCCAGATTCCACGTTCGGCAATATTCTCACGCTTCATCTGCATTTTCTGGTCGTAAGCATTCACATACTCAGCCAATTCTTGGTAGCAACCTTCAATATACTTCTCAAGTTCCACCTTACAGATCTTATCAAGGAACGTGACAATGCCTTCAGTAGTTTTCTCTCTTCCCTGGTATACACGTTCAACCAAAGGACCCATATTAAGATAGATAGAATCAGTATCTGAAGCAATAACATAGTCAACATCCTGTGTTTTGAGAATTTTGTTTAGATAGGCATTCATCTTGTTTTCGATCCAACGGATCGATACCTGACCAGACAAGGTGATTGCCTCAGCGTTTGCTAGTTTGTAATAACGGAAATACTGATTGCCGATAGCACCATAAGCAGAATTCAATTGAATCTTACGTGCCATCTGAATATTATTGCACCGTGCAATCTCTTTTTCCAATTCCTTTGTCTTTTTCTTCTCATACTCCTGCTTGGCAGCAAGCATCTTCTTTTTATAGATGGTACGATCCTTATAGATCTTCTCCATCAATTCGGGAAGAAATCCACGAACATCCTTACGGAACATTGCTCCGTTAGGACAAACGGCATAATCTTTATAAAGTTCAAAGTTAATTTCTTCGTTTAAGATCTTCTCAACATTCGCACTTGGATGTCTCTCATCAAGTAATGTTTCTGGTGAGATGTTGTATTGCATGATGAGATGAGGATAAAGAGAATTAAGGTCAAAACTGACCACCCAATCATAAATCCCAGGATTCGGTTCTTTGACATATGCCCCCGCATATTTGGAATCTTTATCAGATCTCTCTTTTGGAGGAATAACAATATTTCTTTCTTTTAAGTAGTTATAAATTATCGTATCCCACATTCGCACCTGGGAAAACACGTCAGCATAGTTTGCCTTTGCATCATATGCCATCGTGATTGCAAGTTCAATCAATTTCATCTTGTCTTCCATGCGGTCAACAAGTTCTACGTCAATAATGTTATATTCTACAAACTTTTGCCACCCCTTGGTGTAGAAGTCCTTAAAGGTATCAAACTCAGAGTGATCAAGTTTTTTCTGACCAAGTTCCACACTAGCAATATAATCAAGACGATATGATTCCTGTGCCTTATAAGTAAACTTCTTATAAAGATTTAGATAATCAAGTTGTGTAATACCACCAACATCATAAGAAATGTTACGACGACCAGAAATGTAAATCTCATCTTCAGTCACAAGTCCCCAAGGAGACATACGTTTCATCAGTTTCTCACCAAGAACACGATCCAGACGGCGAACCAAATATGGAATATCATATAGTTCAATATTCCATCCAGTTACAACTTCTGGAGTATTATCTTCTATCATCCACCAATTAATGAAGTCGGTTAAAAGATCATATTCTGTAGAGAAAGATCGATATTCAACATTCTTTTGTTTGTTTTGAAATGGACCAAGACCCCAGGTACGAATTTTTTTAGAAGAATAGTCCTGAATAGTGATCAGAAGAACTTCCTCTGCGGCAGATTCCACGTCAGGGAATCCATTCTCAGAAGCAACCTCAATATCAAGAGTAGTCAATTTGATTTTACTAATATCAAACTTAATCTCTTGCTCAGGATATGTTTCAGAAATGTATTGATAGATATACCTATCATTACCATAAACCTTGAAATTTTCTACGTTCTCATATTTTTTAATAAACTCCCTACAATCTCTAACAGATCCAGGTTGAATAGACTCAACATATTCACCATCTAAAGTTTTGTATTTTGTTTTTTTGTTGGAAGGAACAAAAAGGGTCGGATTAAACTTCTCACGGGTCATGAAGTGCTTTCCATCTTCATAACCACGAACAAGAAAGTAATCACCGACCATTTGAACGTTGGTATAGAATCTCATTATGTACTAGATCGTTTCGGACTTGGGTTTCAAATTTCTGAGTAATTATTGTAGCATCTTTTCCAACAATTTCCTCATAAGCACTTATAAACATTGCAAAGTAATGCCAATGATTTTTAGGAACATATTGTGGAGAAAGACAGACAAAGATGTGATCAAAATTATAATCAGCAAATTTATATTCTTCTTTCTCAATATTTAAGTAATTTGGAATTACTTGAGAATTAATATTGTTTCTTATTTTATTTCCACTATTAGTATTTCCTATCCAAGTAAAAGATTTTATTTTATTTTTACTTGCTAACCATGCACCCCAATTTCCCTCATGAACTCGATTATCATTGTTAATTTCAAAATATTCTTTCGAATATGCATGTTCATCAGGCATTCTTTTGGTATAATCTCCACCAAAAACATCGTCATGATGATCTATATTAATCAAATCAATGTTTGAAAAATCTTTGATAGAAAACAAAATAGAATCGTGCTCATATCCAAAACTTACACTTTGACAATGTTTTAATGATTTAAGAAATACATTAAAACAAAACATCAAATTAGATTGATCTATGTAAAAATGATTTTCTGCAAAATCACTATTTTCAAACAACTCCCTCCATCTAAGAGTTGGATTATCATCATAAAATAATCCGTTATAAAGTTGAATTGTTGGACCCATAATATAGTCCAAGTCTATACTCAATACTTTCATTTCATATCCAAATAATTTTTAAGAACTTCTGTATTAGGATCTACAAATGTTAGAACATCATCAGATCTAATCATCATGTCAGTCTGATCTGTGAATGATAACCATTGAGTTAATTCAGAAGTTTCAACATTTAACAAAAATGGTTTAATAAGTTTACAATCTGGTTCTCCAAGTTCTGCGGTAATTTCTTCAACTTCCGATACAACAACTTGATTACTCTTCAGTAAAAGACACTTGACATTCTTCATGATTTACTTTACCTTCGTACATTTCTTGAATTGATTGGATTGGATCTACAATAGTTACAACCCAATCTGGTGGGACCGTTATCTGAGTTTGATTAGTAAGAATAATCCATGGAGATAAAGAAATCTGCAACTCTCCAGATGGAACATTATCAGACTCTTCGATCAAAAGAACTGGTTTCCTATATTCAACCTTGTGTGGATCATTGAACAAGTATCCACGAAATTTATCCTCAGAAAATAATTCTTTAATGTCAGAAATTACAGTTTCTCCAGATTTTAACAGTACAAGTTTAATTGACATTTTCTAGTTTTATCCTCAATTCATTTTAGCAATAAAAAGGGGAGGTGTCAACTGGATTGTGCCAGTTGCCTCCCTGCGCCGACGATATTCAGTTCTATTTAGAGATAATCCTTTCTCTTATGATGTTCAGGAACAATTCTACCAAGAGTAATTGTCAAAAGCCCATCCTCAAAATCAACTGATCTAACTTCCGTATCATCAGAGAGTGTCCAGGATCGTGTAAAACTCCGTTGAGCCAAACCTTTGTGTACATACCTAGTGTCTGTTTCTTTATCTTCTTTTTGACCTTCAACAAAGAGTTTACCGTCTTGAGTGTAGACATAGACTTCTTTTTTATTAAATCCAGCAAGTGCAAGTTCTAATCGTGATTCTACATTACTGACTTGAACTAGATTATATGGAGGATAGTTAGAAGTAGTTTCATGAAGATTAAATAGACGATCAAAATATTCATCCATACCAATGCTATTACGTGTGATCTTATCCAGAAGAGTAGGCAGATCGGCAGTAGTATACCTTGTGAGGCTAGTCATTATGGTAGCTCCTTTAAAAGCGAGTTTGTGTTTTGTGGACCCTTTTTCGGCATCCGTATATAATTTATAATAGAATCACAAAAAAAGGGAGTGCTGAACTCCCCACTTTTTATTCGGTATCTTCTACCTTTTTCTTTTTGGAACCAATATTGTATTTGGTTTCCAAAATCCATTCACCTTTATCCTTGTAAGACAGTACTTTAATCTGATTTAAAGGAGCAATGTCCTGAATCTTGCTAACATCTACAATATCAATTAAACCCCAATCAGCAAGAAGTTGAGCGATACGATTGCGACGCTGAACATCATTCACAGTCAGGTTAGCGTGTTTACCATCCAGAGCAAACAGTTCCTTAAAGTGAACGAGGTAATATCTACCTTGCTTGTGCAGAATATGGCAAGACTGATAGATTTTCTTTTCCTTTCTTGAAGCAACTCCGATACGGGTCAAAGTCTCACGAACCTTCAAAAAGTCATCGGGTTCGTTAAGAATCACTTCCACCATTTGGTCGGGC